CACCACTATATCCGAGCTTGTCACGTAGTTTGTCTATAGTCATTACATCTGTTGCAGGCATAGAGAACTCACGCATACCATCTTTAGGTAAGTGCAAACGCATCCATATTGACTCACCCTTAGCGGGGTCATGTAAACGCTTAACGATATATAGGTCATGCTCGTAGATATTGATAGCATCCTTACCACCATCTTCGTCCTTAACCTCTATATATACGCCCCCATTTTTACCTCGAAAGTACGGAAATGGATACGCTGGAATATTGAAAGTTTCCTCCTTACCAGTCGGCGTCTCGTCCACGATGCTGTCAACTTCAGAACGTGCAATCTCGGATCCAAGTTGTATCGGCGACGAAATCTTGCCCTTATGTTGGCATTCCGCACATCCCGTAGGGTTAAGTTTTTGGAAGGTTTCACAAATGTACGGGCCCTTGGTTTGATTCGCTTTTCTCTCCGTAACTTCCGGCGAGTACTCAGGATGGTTCGACGAAATTTTGTGTATTGCTTCATCTTTATCTACGCAGTGCGCTGCAATAGACAGGCCTGCTCTCCATAGTGGTTCTTCGATTGAGTCTTGGTTTACTGCAATATTCTCAAGCTGTGCGCAACCCTTACCATCCATCGTCTTAATCATGATGGTTTTAAAGCGGCTAATCTTGTTACCCATTAGCGCTTGGGTCATCTCGTTAAGCTGACGTGGCATCCAGTCAGGTGCAATTAACACACCGATAGTCTGCTTCACACCTTCATAGTCAAGCTCCTCTGCCATAGCCAGTATCTCAACAGGCAGTGGGGGGTCTTGCTTAAAGTTAAAGGTCTCAGGTACACGCAAAATAGAAGCATTGTCGGCAGTGCGTGATGGATCACCTAAGAACTCATGTTGTTCACACAGTGCTTTTAACCGCTCAGCAACAGGTTTCCACTCTAGACGAGTGATAGTTTTACTAAGTAACCAATACGCATGAATACCACGACCAGAATTAACCACGCATGGCAATGGCATCCTGATAGCTTTGCAGAACTTTTTGAGTTCAGCTAGCCCCGTAGTCTGGTCTACATACCCTTTACCTGTAGCAGCCTTGTCAATACCGCAATCAATGTCCAACCAAAACGACTTAATCAAGTCGCCGTTCTTCTGTATGCGCCCCTGTACAGGGTCTACATACTTAGCGCAAGCAAAATACACATCATACTTAGCCTGTAAAAGCTCATCAATCTTTGTAGTTACATCTGCCAACGTTTGGTGAAACGTTTGTTTTGGTCGTTCTTCATCCTGCACTAAGCCAACGATGCAGTAATACCCTTCCCCCTCGGGAGGGAGCACCGATTGTAGTAAGTCAATAGTCGCCACGTTAGCCTTTAAGTAGCTGTTTTATTTTTTCGGCTTTATCTTTGTGTGGTGTTGAGGCACCAGTAAACCACTGATACACCGTCATCCTTGACACAGAAAAATACTCTGCAATCTCGGTGACGGGTATATCTCTGGCAATACTATATTTACCAAGCCGAACCCCAATATGCTTAGGGTCGGCGGCTCGGATAGCTTCAACAAGACGAAAGCTATAACCCCTTAAACTCATGCTTCGTCGTCAGTAGACCAGTCGCCAAGTACTGACTTAAGATCAGGTTTAGCTTTAGGGTCAGCTTTCTTTTCTGCACGTTTAGTTGGTTCAGCTATTTCTGCTTCGGCTTCAACTACAACACTTGCTACTTCAGCTTTAGCTACGGCTGGCTGCGGTGCAGCTAACTTCTTGAGGCCATCAGTCTGAGCAACAGTCATGGTAATAGCGTTTTTAGCGGCTGCGGTTTCGCCTTGCTTAACTGATTCTTCCCACTCAGGCTTCTCAAGGAAACGAACTGGACGGAAGAACAACTTACCTACTGTTGAGTCCCCATCAAAGCGCATCTCAGTAACCAGTGAATTTATGTTGTAGCCTTGTGTGCCAACATACTTAGCGTACTGATTAAATGGCATGTGCTCTAAATCACCAGGATGCTTCATATCGTAGAATACAGACTTGGATTGCAATGTCATTTGATAAACATCACCACCTAAATCAGAGGCTAGTGCTACTGCAATACGACGGTTCTTACGGCAGGCTTTAGTCTCACCTTGACCTGAACCAGCGATGTCCTGTGGGCAACCAATACATGCGTGATGCTGTGGCTCTTTAACTGTTGCGTCAGGTTTCTCGCCATCGTTAGACCAGCAATCAGGGGGGGCGGCATCAGCTTTAGGATCCCATGCCTTAACATAGAATGTGCGTGAGATGTGCTTTGACGCATTAACAATAACAACTTCTAGTTTGTCAGAGTTGGTCTTAGAAATCTCGGCACCATTAACTTTTAACAAGAACTTATTGTTACCAAGCGCAATACGCTTAGTTGAGTTATTGCCACCCGACAGGGCTTTAGTTACATCGTCGAGTTGGACTTCCTTGAGGTAGTCAGGTAGTTGGTTGTTAAACATTGCGACGTTACTCATTTGCTTCTCCTTACGGTAATTGCGTATGCGCTATCCACATTTAAGCCAGCGGGATGCAAGTCTGGATTCTCCTCCAAAAACTGTTTCATATTGGATTGTTGAATTCTTCTTTCTAGCAACTGAGGTGCGTTATGCTCAAACATAAAATCATAAAAACGTTCCCAGTCATTAGTTGTATATCGGTTTTTTACTGTGCGGATAGCTGTGCCATGCTCAGTCTTGATGCTAGTAGCCCCAGTTTCTTTGCATAGTTCAAGAATTTCTTGCTCAATGACATACATTTGGTCATCAAGTTCAGCTTCTTTAGCCTCGGCCTCTTTACGGATCTTGTCCCGTGCATCTCTAATCTTGATGTAGACTTCGACTAGCTTGTCTACGTTGGCGACGGGTTGTACTACCACTTCGGTATCGGTTGTCATAACTTTTCCTTTTAAGTAAAACGCAGGTCTATGCCTGTTGATTAATACTACGACTACATATTGACTGTGTCAAGTACTTTCTTTAACTTCTTGCTTGTACAAATCAATTATTTTTGTGTGAATATCCAACTTATTTTGCAACATGTTATACAACCTTGTCTCTACGGGACTTCCCTTAATATGCACAATGGTCATCTTGTTCTTCTGTCCTTGACGATCAATACGTGCATTGGCTTGCAAGTAAGTCTCTATAGATGTCACTGGTGCATACCAAATAATAGTATCTGCTGCCGTTAGTGTGACACCGTGTGATGCAGCTTGAGGCTGGATGATAAGTACATGCGGGTCGGTCTGTTCTTGGAACTTTTTAAATATCTCAGTACGCTTGTTTACTGGCACCGCGCCGTTAATAACTTCGCAGACAATACCTACCCCTCTCAAATGGGCTCTGAGCAGTTCTATTGTATGCGTGAACGGTACAAAGACAAGCACTTTATGACTAGCCTCTTCGATAACTTCTTGGATAACTCGTAACCGATTAGAAACATCAAATTCAACAACAGAACCATTATCAGAATAAACAGCGCCACCGCTAATTTGAAGCAGTTTATTAACATTAACAGCGGCATTAACAGTTGAGACTTCTTCGCCTGCTGCCACCATGAGCATGTCTTTCTTGAGTAACTTGTAGTACTTCTCCTGTTGCGCAGTAAGGGGGGCGTCTCTGAATACATGGGTTACCTCTGGTAAGTCTAGGCAATCGTTCTTCTCGTAACGTATTGCAGGTTGAAGGGCATTAAATACTATTTGGTTAGCGTTCGGTCTAGGCATCCATTTGAACTTACTTATGTTCACCATAGTCTGATCTCGAAAGCTACCAAAGAACCTAGGCACATTCTCAGGTACGCATAGCTTGGCTAAGCCGAAGGCATCGGTAGGTGTTTGGGCGGCTGGGGTGCCAGTCATCATCCATAACCACGTACGGGGGGTCAGGATTTTGTTCATCGTCTTCCAACGCTTAGTAGTATTTGTTTTGTAAGCGTTAGCCTCGTCAATGATGATGAGGTCGAAGTTGTTTCTTAATATGTCGTCGGCTATGATCTCAACGCCATCATAGTTGATTACTACAAACTCAGCATCACTATCTACCACTGCCTTACGCTTAGTACGGTCCCCGTAAGCTACACCAACTTTGCGGTGCATTACGAACTTGAATAGATCAGCCTGCCACGCTGACTGCATGATAGACAGCGGACAGATAATAAGAACCCGATTAATTTTTTTCTGTCCCATGAGGTAATCTGCTGCCCAAATAGCTGATGCAGTCTTGCCAGTACCCTGTTCGTTAAAACAGAACGCACGCTTGTTTAGCGTCAGGAAGTTGGCAGTATCCCGCTGGTGCGCCATAGGCTTAAACAAGCCAGGCCACTTGTAGCTTTTCTGAATAGGAGAAGGCACGCCCTTAACTTTTAACTTAGTCAGAGCTTGGGCTTCATCTAACCCCCAGTGGACTGCGACCCTGTGGAGGTCGCCTTTAGTTTCAAGAACGAAACTCTTTGGTATGCACTCAGCAATTAAGTGTGGGCGGCGTGTAGTTACAACTAGTGCTTTGTTATCGAGTATTTCCATTTTTTGGTTTTGGCTTCGGTTTGGCTTTATTTACTTTTACGGTATGGTCTGAGTTTCGGCTAAATGATCTGTTCTGATGCGGCGTTTCAATTCTTAAATTCTTCTTACTATTTGCACCACCCTTAGACAGCGGGACAATGTGCTCAATATCTTTACCTTCACGAGCATCTGCTTTACCATTGCCGTTCTTGTCGACCCCAGCTTTGTCAATTGCGTAGCGTGCGCGCTCACGAGCATTTCTCGTTGGTTGCTCTCCTCGAGCCTTCTGTTGCTGGTATTCCTTCTTGTAGGGGCGGGGTTTGTTCACATAAGGCATACTTTTGTTCCTCTTTACGGTAGAAATAGGTGGTTCCATCACCCAATACTATGTATTTTGGCATGTTTTCGGGGTCTGTTCCAGTCAATAATCGCAAGGTTTCTTGAATATTGTCATCTACTTCTACCCAGCCAGCAAACGGGATTGGCTCAATCACGTATTTCTCCAGTACCTGTCGTTAGGGTTTTTCACCATAGAACTCAATAATTCATCAACACTGTGAAACCATTGATCTACTCGCATACCAGCATGCGTGGTTATTGTAAAACTCATTTCAACCTCTTAGCTATTTCACGCTCGATGTACCACTTAGCCTTGCGCAAGTCCTCAATGTCGTTGCCCTTCTCATCTGCACGCCATATATATTTAACCGCATTACCTAAGCAAAACCCCATGTGCTCAGTAATTTGGATGCACTCTACCCCTGATGGGTGGCTTGTGTAGTGTTTAGGGTGATTTACTTGGTCATTCATTTGGGGCTCCGAATTGTTCATAAGTTAACTCGTTCTTATCGGCTTGAAACTCTACGCTCATTAAGTACCGTGATTCTGCGAAGTTAATTACCATGTGTGGCACTTGATTATTAAACGCATAATACGTCTTTGGCTGATACTTCAGCTCTAAGAATCCGTGGGTTGCTTCTGTCTCCCCCAGCGAAAACAAACACTGGCTCTTTACGTCGTTCAAAAGCATATTGATGCTTACCCCCCGCTTAGTGTCCACATGCCAGTCGTAAGTTGTGTACGGGTCTAGACGTACTATGCCGACTGCTAGAGGATACTGTAGTGCTATGCCAGCTAATACTGGGTCTTTGAACGCAAGCTCAAACGGTACTTGAACTGCGCTGAAGTTGTAGTAGGGTTGCCAAGCCCCAGTACTCATAGCAAAATCAAGTAGCTCATCCGCTATTAATGACTTAACATTAAGGGGGTAAAAAGGCATCATTTCTCTTGTGCCTTTCTTATGCAAGCCCTTGTTCTATCCAATAACCTACTTCTGTCCAATGGGTAAACTCTTTCATTCTC